GCTATGATACAGGGCTTCGTTATTTCTTCGGAGTCTTAATGGGCTTCTTTTGTTGTGGTGAAATGGGATTAGATTGGAAAACTGATGGAAGAGAAGTCTTTTACTGTTGTCTTTCGGCTACCTGTCCTTTATTGGTAGTGGGAAGATACGTTTATGACTTTGATTTCATGAATCCTTCAGGCGGATATTTGACCGGATTTTTAAATACATTTGTTAATATTTGCTTGTTTCACATATTTTTTTATAAGTTGAGAGAAGAATGTAGGGAATCGGGTTGTAACTGTGGCTTTAGTGTTGCAGTTTTCAATGATATTGTAAAAGCCATATTTTATGGCGATGACAATATATTTTCAACCATTCCCGGAATAGGAGATCACTTCAATATGATCAATATTTCTCGCTTATGTAAGGATATGTTTGGGATGGAGTACACAACAGCGTCGAAAGGCGTAGTGGAAAGTCCCTATATTCAAAAAGAAGAAGTTGAATTTTTGATGAGGAAGTTTGCGCAATCGGGCAACTTTACTTTAGCTCCCTTAGATAAGGATTCTATTTATTCCATGATATTGTGGATAAGAGATAAAAAATCTGAGGTTGAGAATCATGATCAACTTCAACAAAACATCGACACTTCTCAGATGGAGATGTTTTATTATGGACGAGAGCAGTTTGATTCCTATACTACGGAGTTAAGGAATTATGCTCGCACTCGTAATGTGAACTTTAATTTTAGGACTTATGAGTTCTATCAGGCACGCCATGTGGCAGCCTATGGAGCGTAAGTTCAAATAAAGCCTAGCTCTAGGCTAATAAATTGAGCACATCTAGCTCTAGATGTAAAAAAATTGAGCAAAATTACTTTCAGATTCATTCTGATCGTTTCAAAAGAACTTCATGTTCAGGGAATACTGAGCGACTAGGTTCAGGTTATGGACCAACCTTAGTCAAGCTCTAGACTTTAAATTGAGTTCCCAAAGTTAAAGGAATGGACGTTGTGCCTGTTCAAGCATAACGGATCTCGTTGACTTTAAATGAACATTTAATGGTTGTCAGATAATCGTGTTGACAACAGATTTTGAATCGATTGCAGATAAGAATGATGCTAAGGACCATATAGTCCTAGGAGGAGAGGAGACTGATCGTAGGATGGAGAATGTTGATAACAATACTCAGTTCGATGCGAATGAAGATATAATCAAGAAACGTGAGGTTCAAAAACTCATGTTGTTTGATAAGGTTTATATTAACCAGGTGCCCAATAAGATTTTAGATCGTTGGGTTCCATTGGGGGCAGGGGTTTTGCAACCTCCAACACCATATATGTTAATATATACCCCTTTTGATACTCTTTTGAATACAGATTATATAAAGCAAGCCTTGAAAACGTTCTTTTATTTGAGAGCTAAAGTTGAGGTAAAGATAGTTTATTCCACATCAATATGGAATTATGGAGCTGTCTTTATTTCAAATATTTCAGGAGGATCTTCGACAGTAGGAAGCACTAATTATGCTTGGATAAATGGAACAGGATCAGGAGCAGCAGGGACAGATTTTGGAAAGATGTTGTCACATAATCCAATAATTTTGGATTTGAGTCAGCAAGAGGAGGTTATTTTTGATCTTCCATGGATATCCCCTGCAAATTATATTTCTCTGAAAGCTTTTTACGACACAGGAGATGATGCCAATACGGCAACAGTTAACTTTTGCGACAATTTGTTTAGGTTTGCTATTTTTCAACCTTTTGCAACTGGAGCATTAGACAGTACAGTCACAACAGCTTTCAATTTTAATCTATTTGCCCGTTTTCAAGATGTTACAGTCCAGGGTTTTACATTTGATGCTACAGCGTCTTCCGGATTAGTAGAAGCGCAATCAGCATTTGTTATGTCGACCTTAGGCGGATTAGCTGCTCAGGCCACCCCAGTGGTGTCTTCGTGGTTGAAAACTCAAGCAGACAAAGCAATAAAAGTAGGACTCGGAAAGGCAGAAGGATTTTTGGAGGGTTATTTAGATCAGGATGAGGAAAAGAAAGTAATGGAGACATCAGATAAGAGAGTGGAAGTGGATAGGCAAACTAG